TTCAACCCATTGCTCAGCAACATATGATAGATATGAATCTACTTTATCATTAAAGATTCTTTAACTTCAGCAGTAGCTTCTTCTAGTTTTAGACTCATAAGACTCTTCTAGTTTAGCAACTTCTACTTTCAGTTTAGATGAAATAGCAGCTTCAAAGATTAATGCAGCTTTGTCTTTAAATCCTTCAGCTAAAGATTCTTCACCTTCAACCAATGCATTTAAATCGTCAGAGAAATCAACTTTAGATTCTTCAACTTCTTCTTCTTCWTCTTCATCTTCATCTTCTACTTCAGACTCATCGTCATCAACTTCGACTTCTGCTTCGTCTTCATCAGCATCTTCTACTTTTTTAGACTTAGCTTCTTGAAGCATTTCCTCATCTTTAACCTCAACGTCCTCCAACATAGTATCTAGTTGTTCTTCATCGATGTCGGTGATGCTATCTTGCATTTCTTTAGACATTAATTTTACCTCTTTGTTAAAGTTTCGAGAGGAAATCGTGGAACAATTTGCTTTGCATCTCTTGGAGATCCTTAGCTTTTGTTCTTCTTATTTCAGTCTCATATTTTTCAATTTGTTGAGCTTTAAGAATACCATTGTCCCATACCCAATCAACACCTTCCATAATCCCATTAACAAATGCATTATGTGCTGATGGATCTTGAACTATGTCGATTGTAGCAAGATGAAAATCATCTTTAACAACATTCATAGAATTCTTATTCTCAATACTTCCCATACCACGACTTGACACACCTAACTGCACACCACCTTCCATAAGACCTTTTACAATCTTACCCATCGGAGTGTTCAGTACGAGTGCTTTTCCAATCACATCATTTCCCTCAAATCTGAGATCAGTGATGCGATGTGAAACCTTATCTAAATTGATCGTTGGACCATTAGGATGATTTAACTCTCCTACAGCACGACCTTTAGATACTTGTTCTTCTACATATTTATTAACAGCAGATTCCATGATCTTCTTAGGATACATACGACCATTACGGTTCTTAGTTTCTGTCTGCATGAATATACCTTCGATAAAGGTATTCTTTTCACCTGACTTAGTAGCCTCAGTGAAATATGATAAATCCTCTTGGATATATTCTGTTATTAGTTTCATTGTCCTTTATGACTCCGTTTCTAGTTCCGACTCAACATCTTGTTTAAGCATCGATGAACCTACACTAGTTAGTTTACTATTAATTACGTCAGCTATCTTATCATTCATCATAGTATTAAACATATCACTTGATCCAGCTTTATCACCCGATACAATGCTTGAAATTAACGTATTAGTTGTATTATTCATAATATTTGTTCCGTTTGTAAGTTATTTATAAGAATCGTGATCTCTACTCGAAATCTTCATCCTCATCACCATATTGTTCTTTTTCATCTTCAATCTGTTTATCAATATCTTCAATCTGATCATCAGTTTGATTTAGGATATGTTTACGCACATATGCCACAGAGTAGTATTTACCTACATATTCATCAACTTCTCTTARMGTATTTATACGTTCTCTAATCATCTCAGCTTCTTTCAATTCAGAGAAATAAGTATCCTCTGCGAAATCAACTACCATATCATTAGATAAAGAATCCCAATCTTCTCTGGTAATAATACCTTTAAGTATTAACTGAGTTCTTAATGCTTGCATGAATACATCAGAGAACTTAGAACGAATACGATCTAAGAATTTCTGAAACTTAACTTCATCTCTTGATATCTCTGTTGATCTACCTAAAGAGAACTGATTCTCGGATTCTAATCTACCTACAGGTACATTCAATGATTTATATAGTTTCTTTTGAAAGTATACAATATCTTCAATCTCACCTAAGTTTTGACCACCCGGTAATGTTGATATCTCTGTACCACGACCACCTTCTCTACGAGGTAACCAGAAGTCTTCCATCATAGAAAGATGTTTACGTTCATCTTTTAACTCACCTGTCTCAGCATCATATACTAACTTGTTGCGGTAGTTGTTCATAATACCGCGTAGATATTCTTCTGCTTTACCTTTAGTTAAGTTACCAACATCAATATAGAATATTCTACGTTCAGGTGCTCTTGCGATACGATATATCAATAGAGCATCTTCCATCATTCTTAACTGGTTAGCTGGTTTAATCGCTTTATCTAAATGTCCTACAACTCTATCTTTCTTAAATGATAGTAGACCTGATGGACAGAATATAATAGCATCTTTAGATATCTTTAATGCTTGTGCTGATGAATGTGTATTTTCATCTGAGTATACATAATAATCATTAATACCTGTGACTATCTTAGCTCCAGTGTCATTATCGATTTCTTCCTTAATTTCCTTTACTTTAGTAATCTGAGTCGATTCGATAGGTCTTAATTCTAAGATACCTTTCTTAGG